ACGCTGCGAGAGGCAGTCAGTTCAGGTCGAGGGATCGGTAAGTCGGCGCTGGTGAGTTGGTTGATTATGTGGATGCTATCGACACGGATAGGGTCGAGCGTCATTGTGAGCGCTAACAGTGAGGCGCAGCTACGCTCGGTGACCTGGGGCGAGCTAACTAAGTGGTCAACGATGATCATCAACGCGCACTGGTGGGAGATCAGCGCGACCAAGCTGCAACCGGCGAAGTGGTTGTGTGACATCGTGGAGCGTGACCTTAGGAAAGGGACGCGCTATTGGGCGGCAGAGGGTAAGTTGTGGTCGGAAGAGAACCCTGACAGCTACGCGGGGGTACACAACCACGATGGGATGATGTTGATCTTCGATGAGGCAAGCGGGATACCAGACCCGATATGGTCGGTGGGGGCGGGGTTCTTTACAGAGAACATATTAGATAGGTACTGGCTGGCGTTCAGTAACCCACGGCGCAACAGCGGGTACTTCTTTGAGTGCTTTCACGCCAAGCGTGACTTTTGGCGCACACGCCAGGTAGACGCAAGAACGGTAGAGGATACGGACAAGCAGGTCTATAAGCAGATCATTGATGAGTACGGTGAGGACTCAAGCCAAGCGCGGGTGGAGGTGTACGGTGAGTTTCCATCCAGTGGCGACGATCAGTTCATCTCATCCACGCACGTCGCAGACGCTGCGGCGCGGCCACGGTACAAGGACGAGACGGCGCCGATCATTATTGGTGTGGACCCAGCACGAGGCGGCGCGGACTCGACAGTGATCGTGGTCAGGCAAGGGCGTGACCTGACGGCTATCCATCGCTACCATGGCGAGGATACGATGACGATCGTAGGGCGCGTGATCGATGCAATCGAGCAGTACAAACCAACGCTCGTGGTGCTCGATGAGGGTGGACTAGGGTACGGTATATTAGATAGGCTGCACGAGCAGCGCTACAAGGTCGTGCGAGGGGTGAACTTTGGTTGGAAGGCGAAGAACCCTATTATGTACGGCAACAAGCGCGCGGAACTATGGGGCGCGATGAAGGATTGGCTTAAGACGGCGTCGATACCTAACGATAGAGCGCTGAAGTCTGATCTAGTTGGGCCTACCATAAAACCTAATTCGTCGGGTACAATTTTCCTCGAAGGCAAAAAGGAAATGAAAGCTAGAGGGTTAGCATCGCCAGACGCTGCCGACGCCTTAGCTGTAACGTTTGCATTTCCGGTTGCGCACAGGCAGTATGTCGAGAAACAAACTAATCGTGCGTACAACGCCAACGGCGTAATGACATCTTGGATGGGTGCATAAAATGGCTACAAAACCTGGTTTGTACGCAAATATTCATGCAAAACGCGAACGAATAGCTGCGGGTAGCGGTGAAACTATGAGGAAACCTGGCACTAAAGGCGCGCCAACAGCTAAAGATTTTCGTGAGTCGGCAAAGACTGCCAAGAAGCCAACGAAAGGAAAATAATGCCACTTGTTAAATCGACCAGCAAAGAAGCCTTTCGTAAAAACATTAAGGCTGAAGTTAACGCGGGCAAACCTGTCAAGCAGGCTGTTGCAATTGCTTACAATACCCAACGTGCTGCGGCGGCTAAAAGGCCGAGCACTAAACCTATGACGAAGAAAAAGTAATGGCAACGCTTAAGCAAGACCCTACAGGTATTGAAGGCGCGGGTAAAGTATCTGCGCGCGGAGGGCCGGACCAGAAGGACCACCGCGACACGCTACAACTGATGCGCGATCGGTTACGCCAAGCGATCGGCGCGTACTCGGAAAGCCGCGAAGATGAGCTTGACGACTTGCGCTTTATGGCTGGCTCGCCCGACAATCAGTGGCAATGGCCGCAAGATGTGTTGGCAACGCGTGGGTCGGTGCAAGGCCAAACAGTTAATGCAAGACCTTGTTTGACGATAAACAAGCTACCGCAGCACGTTAGGCAAGTGACTAACGAGCAGCGCCAGAACCGGCCAAGCGGCAAGGTCATACCTGTTAACGATCAAGCCGACGTCGAGGTCGCAGAGGTGCTCGACGGCATCGTGCGACATATTGAGTACATGTCAGACGCTGACGTAGCGTACGACACCGCGTGCGAGAACCAAGTAACCTACGGTGAAGGCTATATACGCATTTTAACCGAGTATTGCTACGAAGATAGCTTCGATCAAGATATTAAGATCGCGCGCGTACGCAATAGTTTCAGTGTTTACATGGACCCGCTAATCCAAGACCCATGCGGCGCAGACGCTGAGTGGTGTTTTATTACGGAAGACATGCTCAAGGAAGACTACCAGCGTATGTACCCCAACGCTGCGCCGCTGTCTTCGATCATGGCGCAAGGTATTGGTGACCAAGATATAAGCCAGTGGATCACGGAAGATACGATCCGTATCGCTGAATACTTCTATATTGCGCACAAACAAGACACGTTGTACCTCTACCCAGGTAATCAATCCGTGTTTAAAGGCTCGATGGAAGATCAGCAACTGAGGGGCATGGGGCTTACACCTATACGCGAGCGTCGTGTAGACCGCAAAAAAGTCATGTGGATGAAAACCAATGGCTTTGAGGTGCTTGAAGAACGCGAATGGGCGGGTAATTGGATTCCGGTTGTACGGGTTGTGGGCAACGAATTTCAGGTTGACGGACGTATTTTCATCTCAGGGATTGTCCGCAACGCTAAAGACGCCCAGCGCATGTACAACTACTGGACAAGCCAAGAAGCTGAGATGTTAGCGCTTGCACCTAAAGCACCATTTATTGGTTACGGCGGTCAGTTTGAGGGTTATGAGTACCAATGGAAGACGGCTAACACCCAAAATTGGCCTTATCTTGAGGTCAACCCTGACGTTACCGACGGTGCGGGGTCCATACTGCCGCTGCCACAGCGTGCAGCCCCACCACTGCCGCAAACAGGGCTTATTCAAGCCAAGATGGGCGCGTCAGAAGACATCAAATCAACAACCGGCCAGTACGACGCAAGCCTTGGTCAAGTGTCTAATGAGCGTTCTGGCCGTGCTATTTTGGCAAGGCAAAAAGAGTCTGATAACGGTACGTACCACTATGTAGATAATTTAGCCCGTGCCGTGCGGTATGTGACCCGTCAATTAGTCGATTTGATACCAAAAATCTACGACACGCAACGGATTGCTCGGATTGTTGGTATTGATGGCGAAACCAACATGGTCAAGATCGACCCCACGCAGCAAGAGCCGGTCAAAAAGATCATGGATCAAACAGGCGTGGTGATCGATAAGATTTACAACCCCTCAGTTGGCCGCTACGATGTTGTAGTGACCACAGGCCCAAGCTACATGACCAAGCGCCAAGAAGCTATGGACGCTATGGCGCAAATCTTGCAGGGCAACCCCAACTTATGGGCTGTTGCAGGCGATTTGTTTGTTAAGAACATGGATTGGCCTGGTGCTCAAGAGATGGCAGCACGTCTTCGTAAGACGATTGACCCGCAATTGCTTGCTGATCAAGACAACGATCCTGCGCTACAAGCTGCTCAGAAGCAAATTGAAGCCATGGGCGCTGAAATGCAACAAATGCACGATATGCTTATGAACGTCAATCAGTCAATTGAGGCTAGAGACGTTCAAGTACGTGAGTTTGAGGCTAAAATCAAGGCATTTGACGCTGAAACTAAGCGTATTTCAGCCACAATGCCTGGCATGACAATGGAGCAAATTCAAGATATTGTGATGGGTACGATTGCTGCTGCGCACGATGCTGGTGATTTAGTGCCACCTCAGCAAATGCAAGGTCCAATCATGCCGGAATCAGATGAAATGGGCCGTGAAGAAGGTATTATGGCCCGTCAGGAAGAGGCTCAACAAGCTAGACCCATGCCTAACGTCGTACCGCAGGAGGGCCAAGCATGAAATGCGCTGATTTTGTAGGTATGTTGTTTTTAGCCCGTGATGTTGCCCATTCTGTCCATCTAAACACCCGTAGTTACAGCAAACACAAAGCATTAGGTAAGTTTTACGACGAAGTTATCGATCTAGCGGACAAATTTGCTGAAGCCTACCAAGGTAGACATGGTTTGATCGGCCCCATATCATTGATGAGTGCCGGTAAAACCTCTAATATTTTAGCTTTCATGCAAGATCAGGTTGATCAGATCGAAAAAATCAGGTATGAAGTGTGTGATAAAGCTGAAACCCCGTTGCAAAACATTATTGATGAAATTATCGGGTTGTACTTAAGTACAATCTATAAAATTAAGTTCCTCGCATAAGGATTAAATGATGGAAAAAGCCAAAGCCAAAGACTCCGCTACTAGCGGTTTGATCGCCCGCCCCGCTTCGTCTGAAGCCGCTCGTGCAATGGGTAAATTTACGTTTGAGTGCTACGACAAAGACGGCAACCTGAAATGGACCGCTGAGTCTAAGAACCTCGTGGTAAACGTCGGCCTTCAGTACATGGCTGGCACGGCTCTTGATGGGGCTACGGCTCGCATTACATCTTGGTATATCGGTCTTTACGGTGCTGGTGCGTCAAACACACCTGCTGCTTCAGACACGCTAGCATCTCATGCGGGCTGGACTGAAATTACTCCTTATTCTGGTAATCGCCCTGCTGCTACGTTTGCCGCTGCAACTACAGCTAATCCATCAGTTGTAACTAATTCAGCTAGCAAAGCCTTATACAGCATTACAAGTACCGCTACGGTTGGTGGAGCATTTTTAGCTAGTGCTGCTTCAGGTACTTCCGGCACATTGTTCTCAGCATCTGATTTTACGGGTGGTGACCGTTCGGTTGTTAACGGCGACACACTGCAAGTAACTTACACTTTTAGCCTGGCTGCATAATGGCGTTCGTTGTTGCGGACCGTGTACAAGAAACCACAACAACCACAGGCACCGGCACAGTAACATTAGCCGGTGCGGTTACGGGGTTTCAATCATTTGCCGCTATTGGTAACGGCAATACGACCTTTTATACGATAGCTGATCAGACAGGCTCTAACTGGGAAGTTGGGATAGGTACCTATACATCCAGTGGCACGACACTATCAAGAGATACGGTGCTGTCTTCCAGCAATTCAGGAAGCCTTGTTAATTTCTCCGCTGGCACTAAAAACGTCTTTGTGACCTACCCCGCAGAGCGTGCTGCCTATGGGCTAACGGCGGGTACAGGCATTTCAATTACAGCGGGAAATGGCACGACGACGATTGCTGCAACCGGTGGCGGGGGTGGGCCAAGCCCCATTATGGCTGCAATGATTTGGGGATAACAAATGGCTGCACCTAATTTAGTTTCACCGACCACGATTACCGGCAAATCTGTAACGGTTGATTTAACCTCTACATCAGCCACGTCCATCCTAAGCAATGCTGCTTCTTCAGGTAAGGTCTTAAAAGTCAATTCACTGTACGTGGCTAATGTAGATGGAACCTCGGCTGCGGAGATCACCATCAATTACTATTCGGCTGCGGCGCTTGGTGGTACGGCTACACAGATTTGCTCGACGGTTGCCGTTCCTGCTGACGCGACATTGGTTGTAGTTGATAAAGATGCTTATATTTATTTGGAAGAGAACACATCGTTAGGTGCTACGGCTGGCACGGCTAACGATTTAAAAGTGTTTTGTTCATACGAAGATATTAGTTAGGAGCAGCCATGCCCAGAGGTAACGGCGGGATTATTGGCCCAGTTAATACGTCATTCTCTGGCGTTTGGTCTTTAACTGAAGCGCAGCTTAGGCGAAGCGCAAACACATGGCCTAATTTTTATGCCGCGCTATTAAGCGAATCAGCTACAGGTTCAGATGTTTTTTCTGGAGCAGATGCCGCCGACCCCTACTTTGAATACACCACGCTCCTGCTTCCCGGCAACGGAACCAACGGCGCACAGAACAATCTCTTTTTAGACAGCGGAAGTGCTGGAGACGCTGTATTTACGGCAAGCATTTCTGGCACAACAATGACGGTCAGTGCGGTAACGTCAGGAACTATTTATGTAGGTTGTTTGATTACTGGCTCAGGTGTACTTGCTAATACGACCATCACTGCACTAGGAACAGGAACAGGCGGAACGGGAACCTATACAGTCAGCCAATCACAGACCGTATCTAGTACGACGATTACCTCTGATGGCTTCCCCATCACCCGTAACGGCAACACCACACAAGGTACGTTCTCACCGTTCTCGCAGACGGGGTGGAGCGGTGCTTTCAACACAAGCACAACGTACTTAACGGTTACAGACACTTCAAATTTACGTTTTGGTAGTTCAAATTTCACGATTGAAGCATTTGTTTATCGTGCTGCAAGCGGAGCGACACAAACAATTGCTAGCAAAGGAGCGTCTACACCTACTGGTTGGGTTTTCCAGATTAGTTCGGCAGACAAATTAGTCTTTACGGACACAAGCACAAGTATTACCGGAGCAACTTCATTAGCAGCTAATACGTGGTATTACGTTGCGGTTGTTCGTGCTGGAACAGGATCAAATCAAACTACGTTGTATGTCAATGCAGTATCTGACGCAACAGGAACGTCTGCGACTACGTTTAGTCAAACAGACAACATGAAGATTGGCGCTGATCGTAGCAACACAAATTTTGCTAACGGTTATATCTCAAACTTAAGATTAAGTAATACGAATAGGACAATTTCAAGTACGCCGACTTCTGCATTGACCGCAGACGCAAACACAATTTTCTTAGGGCTTTACAACAACAGATTCCAATATACAGACAGCACTGCTGCGTTTACAAATATGTCTGTTACAGGCTCCCCCTCCATACAAGCCTTCTCCCCATTCAACCCCACCTCAAGCTGGTCTGCTGCGACTAATGGTGGCAGTGGGTATTTTGATGGGAATACGGATTATTTGAGCGTCCCAGATAACGTTGCTTTCACTATGGGCGCAGGAGACTTTTGTATTGAGGCTTGGGTGTACATAACTAATAACTCTGGCTCTCAAGTTGTTTTTGGAACGTGTGACTCTGGAGGGAGTCAAGGTTCTATGAGCTTTGTACTTCAGGCAAGAGATTCGTCTGGTTTTCCGAAAATAAGCGTGGGATATGCAGGTGCTTTGTACTCTGCAACATCATCACAAGCTTTAATTCCAAATCAATGGACGCATCTTGCCGGTGTCAGAAATGGAGCAACGGTTTCAATATACGTTAATGGGGAATCACAAGGCACATTAAATATGGCTACATTGTCAATTACTGACTCTAGTCAAATAGTTGGCATTGGCAGAAATGGCAACGGTAATTTTGAATACGTCACTGGATATATTGCTGGAGCAAGGATCGTAAAAGGTTCCTCAGTCTACACCGGCGCATTTACTCCACCGATTGCACCACTAAGCACTTCAGGAGCAGCATCAGCCTCGGCTTACCCCAGCACTACCAACGTCAACACGAGCTTTGCTAGCTCAGAATGCTCCCTCCTCCTCAACTTCACCAACGCCGGTATCTACGATGCTACTAGTAAGAATGACTT